CATGATTCAAGGACACAGACTTGCAACTCGCACCTCTCAAAATTCTTGTCAGGGAGGTACGCAACACCTGGAACGTTTTTCCACGAGAAACGGGAAAGAGTTGAACCAACAGAGGTTGCACAGCCCTTACGACGCGTAAGCGCGCGAAGGCTGTCCCACATGTAGATTAACTCACGTTCGACAGGTCTCTTTTTCGGTGTTGTTATACCGAGAAATTTAAAAGAGACGTGTTTACTACCATCCGAGAAGAAAGTCTTAACCGGACTCCAAGGGAATAAACCCACAGGATATGGTTGATCAACTTTAATTCCGGAGGTATCAGGAAAATGTTGCGGTACCTGATGGACAACAGGCGAAGAATTTGCAATCTCGACACTTAAGAGATGAAAAAGTGACGGGATTTCTTCCTTCGACCACCTTCTCTCGAAGGCGTTCCAGAGTTTATACAGGAACTGTGTCCAACGTTTTCCAACAAGAATGCCATCAGGCCTTTCCGGAAAAAGGACAGGCCTAACGTCCACGCCGCGGTAAAAATCACCGCCACATGATTCACGGAACCACGAATCCACAAAAGTTTTATCTTCATTGATGTGGACTACTATATTGTTGAATAATTTAACAACATAGTTGTGGATACGCCTCGGATAAATACAGTCATCACCGTATACCGAGTATGTACCTCTGGTTTTCGTGAGGAGGCCTACAGCCTTTATGAGACTGTAGAACACAAGAGTTTCGATAGGAAACGTTGCCCCATTACCCATGGGAAGAATTGACTCAGTATAAATTACTGAATCACCCACGTGTATAGTACGTACAAAGCATTTTTTAAGTGCGTTGTACCACTCGCGAGGCAACAAGCGATTAAGCAATACGGAGGACAAGGAATCAGAGGCGCTGCTGAGATCAGCAGTTACATGAGACCTTGAAACTGAGTAGTTGCGAGCTAAACGACGATGTTTCTCTTGTAGATGAGATAACCGCAATCCAGCTCTCGCGAGCGCATCTTCAACTAATGCACCATACCCATAGGAATAAAACAACCCTATATTAGATAATGGTGTTATAGCACGATGCGTCTTCCAACTCTTAGGAACGAGAACAAGCTTGAGCGAATCACACTGTAGATCGGGTCTGCCTTCACGTTTTTTGTTGAAGACATCTTTCACGATGCTTTTCAAATGTGCATCTCCCGGTAGGTAGTCATCAAAGAACCACCTTCTAAGTGTTGAAGGGCACGTAAAAGCAACAGGATCTCCGAACTTATTATCGAGATAAGCTCTTGATAAAGGATTTCCTATTGTCGCGCGTCTTCCGACTTTTACATGATTGCATAGGTCGTCAAGAGAAAATTTGCCGAGTAATTCTCGGCATAGACGCCGTGCAGTCCTCAGTACCAAAAAAGTAGAGGCACTAAGAGGCTGATACGGGCGAATTCCTACCTGAAAGGAGACATATTTATTATGGCTCATCGCAGTGAGTTCTTCGTCCGTATACAGATCATGCTGGAAACGAAACCGTTTAAATAGGTTCTTAAGTTGGTACCTACATTTAAAATAATGCGGGTCCACTAAGCCGAGCCGTGGCCATTCTTTGGCTCGTGATTCCTGTATACTCAAAGATGAAACATTTTGATGTACACGATGGCCGTGAAAACGGGCGAAATCGCTCTCTAGCGCAAGGTAAGTCTTCTTCGCTAGAATATCAATCTTTTGTTGATACATGGGCAACTCCCTTTATGAGGTGAGATATGCAAGGTGGTAGAATAAAACAACTAACACCGAGCATGAGTACAGCAGTAAAGACCCGAGAAAGCACACCAACAGGAATACAATAATTCTATAAAATGTTTCCATTGGCGTTATAATCTTCAAGGTCAGCATCGAACAACAATTGAGCAGCTACGTATCTCGCATTCTTCACTGTTGCAGCAGGAATCTCCGGCGCAAATTCAGTTGTGATGCGAGTTGTAACGAAGCGCACAATGTTATCGGTGCAAAGGTAAGGGTATGTCATAACGACACCCCTAACACCTTTCTGCCAAGTGCCATTGCCCATAAGCTGAGGATTCCGGTTCTTAAACGTAATATGTGGCTTAAGTCGGAAGTCAGCGACAGTGGTATCAGAAACATGGATACCAGTGTCGACTTTTTGACCATCAGGACCGTACTGTTTTGCAGTACCGCCTGTTACGGACAGAGAGGTCGCTCCGTCTACTAATGCTAAGGCTGAGATTGTCATCTTAGACTCCTTGGTTTTGGCAAACGTTGCCATAAAAGTGTTAAAGCATCAACCTTATGTTGTAAGGATAATGCCCCCGGCCTCGTCACTAATGACGGGGACGGTGTTGCGGTTACCTTCCTATCGAGTTTTTCGAGTTGGAAGTCAACACTAGAGCCGTACAAGGGTACCTTTACACCACCTAATTTTACAGTAAGTGATTTCAGATACATCTTGACGTCTGTCTTCTGGGACGTGCAACAGGCCAGTATTTGTCTCTG